CTTATCGCTCGCAACTTGGGCAGTGAGTGGTGTTACCAGCGTTCTGTATTCCCGTTCTTTTTTAACTGGCATTATTAACACCCTCTTTCTCTGTTTGTCCGTCTTGTGTTTCTCCCGCTTCTGGTTGTGGGTTCTGTTCCCCTGCCTGCGGGACTTGCTGTATAACTACTTGTGGCTCATTGCCTTTTTGCAGTTCGCTTACCTCTGTATACTCTTTGCGGATATAATATTTTTCTCCGTCCTCAACATGCGCCATATTCCATATATCCATTACGCCATTTCTGTTTAGTAATGCCCTGTCAAATAGCTGCGTGCTTACGCTCAACTTTGTAGCATTGCTGGCGTATTGCAAACGGTTTGCAGAAAAGAAAATAGCATTTCCACACGCCCGCTCTCTTTCTGTAAAGCTCATGTTTGTCATTACTAAAGATAATTGAATTGCAAAAGGCTCTATTTTTCCCTCGTAATAGGCGTTCCATGTATTCTCGTCAAATTTGTTCTGCAAAATATCCATATTCGTACCAAAATGTGTACAAACATTTTCCTGTATGTGTTGCATCTGCAATGCGTTAGGTGTATACGGTTTACTCTCTACCTGCTTCAAGTCGGAAAATTTATTATCATAAATAATCATTCCGCTATCATTGTCTGCGCTTAAATTGTCCTCTGTAAAACGCTTGCGCTCTTTCTTTATATCCTCTGGTTTCAGCATGTTTGCAACCTTTGCTAAAAATCGGATATTTGCAGAGTTTTTTACTGCGTTTATGATTCCCTCGTTTTGCGTATGTATCAACTGCATTGTGGGTGCAAGTGTGCTGTTATCCTCTCCAAACAGATCGTCTTTATATTCAAAATCTGTCATAATCCCCACACGCTCAAACTCAATAGCTCCATAACTGCCATTTGCAAACAGGTAACGCAAATATAACTGCCCCTCGCACTCTATTACCTCGCAGCGTTCGGCACGCAATGGATACCAGCCGCATAAACGCCCGTATTCGTCCTCTATCGGAATAATGAACGCTGTATGCTCTACAGCCACATACGTTGCCAGACGCTTAATAAATTTTGTCGTGTCCATAAAATAATTTGGTTTATGCTGTAATGTCTTTTCCAATGTTTTAAGGGCACTGCCCTCAATCTCTGGCTTTAATTTGCTGCAATGAGTGGCAAAATTGTTTACCGCTGTCCTTGTCAAATCCATTTCATATACACCGCCGCTAAAGCTGGTAAATGTTGGGCTGTAGCCGTTCAGCATTTTAAAATAATTTCCTATGGCTTTTAATTCTTTGCCATGAAAAAGATAATCTAAAAATCTCATGCCGTTTACTCTCCTTTCTATGCGGCGTTTTTCAGTAGTTCCCCTACCTCTTCGTGATATTTCTGTCTTACTGTCATTGCATCTATGACAGATACAAAACCGTCTATATGCGCCCGCTGCTCTATCTTTATCGGGCGGAACTTCCTTGTTTCCATGTTGTGCTTTAATGCCACATTTAAGAAATGCGACTGTAGCAATTTATTGTTTGCAATTTTAAAATCGCCGTCTTTAATAATGCCCTCAAACTCCCGTATTACAGGTGTGAGGTTTTCGCCTTGGTAAACATCGTCTGTATGGAATCCGTAATTTTTCAGATCGTCCACAAGGTACTGTGCGCTGTACCTATCGTATCCGATTTTTAAAACCCTTATGCCGTATGTTTCCAGCAACCATACATACCAGTTAAATACGTCTTTGTAATTAACGTAATTATCGCCGGATAAAGTGATAATGCCTTTCTTAACGAAAATGTCATACGGTACTCCATCTGTTGCCTGCAAGGTTTCCAGCCTGTTTTTAGGCATAAAGAATTGCGTAAATGCGTATAATACGCCCTCTTTCTCTATAACCACGCTTGCAGCTGTCAAGTCTGTTGTTTGGCTCAAATCTATGCCGCCCACTGCATAGCACTCTTTAAAATCTTCCAGCGTTTTTAATATTTCTGCTTTTTCCACTGTCTGATATTCCAGCCATGCAATAGAGCTGTTCTGTTTGATATTGCAGTATTTGGTAAGGAACTCTGCTTTTTTACTTAAACTGCCCTCTGCTACTGCAATTTCATCAATAAAGAAACTCTCTTTTACTGATACGCCCATATTAGGGTTTGCTTTTTTCAGTTCGTCTATGTCGTTCCATTTTTCCACATCATCAATCATGTACAAAAATGGTAATAACCTGCGCTCTTTGCTGTTTCCCTTTAAGAAACTTGTGCTACGCTTCATTAGCTCATCATAGATACTATCGTTGATATATCCGGCTGTACTTATGCTTAAAATCATCGGCTGTTTACGTGCGCCTAAAGCAGACTTCATAACCTCATACTGCTTTAATCCAGCGTCCCCGCTCCATGCCGCCATTTCATCACATACAACAAGCTGCGGGTTAAAACCGTCTGACTTTTTGGCATTAAATGCAATCGGCTTGATAACGGTATTGCTCTCTGCAATATAGATATCGCTGCGCCGTTTTTTCGCCAGTTCTTCCAACTCTTCCTCTGCCTGTACCATTTGATAAAATCCGTCATATACAAGGGCTGCTTGGTCTAATTTTGGTGCTAAACAGTATATTTCCTGTCCATACTCCGGCTCTAAGTAAGCCATGTATGCGATTAGCGCAGACGCAAACAAACTTTTACCGTTTTTTCGTCCGATAACAATAAAAATTTCACGAAAAACACGTATTTTTTCTGCATCTTGTATGCCAAAAATGGTGGAAACTATAGCTTTTTGCCATAATTCCAACGTGATTAAATCATTACGCCCCTTGCTATGGTGGCAAAATGTTTCTATGAATTTTATAGCTTTATTGGCTGCCTTTGCATTAAAAAAATACTCCTGCGTTTGCAGCCCGTTTATGATGATTTCAAATATTTTTTTAATCCATTTTCCTACGATGATCTCGCCGCTGCTTATCTTTGCGTAGTACTCATAGATATAATTTTTATATGGCATTTGCCCTATTCTTCTCTAAGGGCTGCCAGCTTGCTTTGCTTGCGTTTTGCCGCAGGCACAAGCTCTGTTAATTGCTTGATGATAGCCGCATAATTCTTTGATAATGCTATGTATGTTTCTGCTTCCGGGCTTTTCTTTGTCCCGTACTGGTTCTCTCCGTTTTTGTACTCACTTGTCCAGCCCGTTTCCTCTATCACGTTCTGCAATTCATCAAGTTCTATCGACATAAAAGCAGCCTTTTCTATCAGCGGCGTTACCAACTTCTTTTTATTTTCGTCTAAGTCCTTGAAAATCCCTTTTAATCTTGTCTTTTCACTCTTTATCTTGGCTTCTTTACTCTTTTCCTTTCGTGCTGCCATTTCTTTTACCCCTTTCGATACACCCCACCCCCTCTACACCACGCATGTGCGACCTTGCAGAGTAAAATTAGGGTTACCCCTCGGTCTATCGTGAGCGAAAAATATTTTTCTGAATGGGGGGGATTAGTTCGCCGTCAGCCGTAAACGCATATCGTTTTGCACGCACGTTTTTTGCATGATGCTCTTTGTTGTGGCAGTCCTGACACAATGCCTCTAAGTTGTCCCAGCATAACGTAATGCTCTGCTCGTGTATGTTCTTTGGTGTCAGCCAAATCTTGTGGTGTACAATCTTTGCTGGCTCTCCGCATCGTTCACACAAGTAATGCTGCGCCACCATGTATGCGTCCCTTGTCTGCGCCCACTCTTTAGATTTATAAAACCATTCTGCCCACTCTTTCATGTTGCCTCTTTCTTTACCCAACGCCCTAGGTTTCATGCGTTGGGCAGGAGGTAAAAGTATGATGAAAAACAAAAAGGGCGCAACGAAAAAACATTTAAGTTCTTTCGTGCGTCCTTAACAGTTGTATTATACCGCCCGCACCGTTTCCCTGTCCACCGCAGGATTTGTGCAAATATACCGCAAAATTTGTGCAGCTATTCCGCACTGCTTTACTCAATCCCATAAACCATATGAGATTAAAAGAAATTGAGGCAAGATTAGCAGAAATCAGAGAAGAGCTGAACACCAGAGCGGCAGAGCTTACAGACGAAGAAATGACAGCACTTGAAGCAGAGGTAACAGCATTACAGGAAGAAAGAACCTCTTTGCAGGCGGCAGCAGAAAAACGTAAAAATTTACTTGCAAGAATTGCTGCGGGAGAGCCTACAGGCGGCGCAGGCACAGAGCCTACGACATTTAGAAACTTTGCAGGAGCAGGCGGCGCAGGTGCAGCAGCAACAGAGCCAGAGGATAAGTACGACACTGTAGCATACAGAAAAGCATTTATGAACTATGTGTGCAGGGGCGTGGTTATTCCGCAGGAGTATAGAGCGGCAGAAAACACTACAACAGCAGACAGCGGCGCAGTAATTCCAACCTCTATTATGAATGAGATTATTACAAAGCTGGAAAGCTACGGCAGCATTTACGCAAAAGTACGCAAGATTAACGTACAGGGCGGCGTATCCATTCCGATTGCAGATTTAAAACCTACGGCACACTGGATTGCAGAGGAAAAGAGCAGCGATGACCAGAAAGCATCTGCAAAAACTTCTGTAACATTCAACTATTACGGCTTAGAGTGCAAAATTTCACAGAGCATTTTAGCCAATGTCGTTACTCTGAAAATGTTTACTGATCTGTTTGTACCTATGGCAACAGAGGCAATGGTAAAGGCTATTGAGATTGCCATTTTCAACGGTACAGGAGAGGGGCAGCCGCTGGGTGTCACAAAGGACAGCAGGGTAACAACGGTTGTTACGCTGACACAGGAAGAGTATGAGAGCTGGAATGGCTGGCACAAAGTAAAAGGCAAAATGAAAAAGGCGTACAGAAATGGCAGTTTCGTTATGAATCAGTCCACGTTTGATACAGGCATTGACGGCATGGAAGATAAGAACGGGCAGCCGATTGGACGTACAAACTATGGCGTGAACGGAGAGGAAACATACCGTTTCATGGGCAAGAACGTGGAAACTGTAGAGGACGATGTGTTACCGAGCTGGGACGATGCAAACGAGGGAGATGTAATTGCGGTA